GAATGGCATTTCTCAAAACAATATTAAGATTAACGGATTACAAAGACAAATCCGAAATCTTGAACATGAAATTCAAACTGTTACCGAACAACTTGAAAACCGAAATTCTGAACATGAGAAGTTAGAAACCTTCAAAGACAACTTAAAAACTACATACGACGAACTCGCTTCTAAAAAAGACCTAATCAACTATTACGATTTTTCGTATAGTTTGCTCAAAGACGGTGGAGTAAAATCCAAAATCATTAAGAAGTATCTGCCTCTCATCAATCAGCAGGTTAATCGTTATCTGCAAATGATGGACTTCTATATTAATTTTACCCTTGATGAGGAATTTAATGAAACCGTCCAGTCACCAATTCACGAAGATTTTTCTTATGCTTCCTTTAGTGAAGGAGAAAAAATGAGGATTGACCTTGCATTACTCTTTACTTGGAGAGAAGTTGCGCGGTTTAAAAACTCTGTGAATACAAATCTTCTGATTATGGATGAGGTGTTTGATAGTTCACTTGATGGATTTGGAACGGAAGAGTTCCTCAAAATTATTACTTATGTAATTAAAGATGCAAATATTTTTGTTATCTCTCACAAAACTGGTCTGGAGGACAGATTTGAGAGTGTTATGAAGTTTGAAAAGATTAAAGGATTTTCTAGACTTATGAATCCGCATTGACAATCAAAATCAAATTTGATATGATTGAGGGAGGTAAAAAGTGCCTCCCTCTTTTTTATGCTTGATCAAATTTTTACTATGAACGAACAAAACGCAAATAATTTTTGGAAGTACGAAGAAGATAAAACTCTAAAAGAAGTTGAGGAGTATCTTGTCAGCACTTACAAATCTCACTACACTTCTGAGCAATCCAAAACCCAAACTCTGGATCTGATTGAGAGTATTGGCGATGCAGAACCATTTACTCGTTCAAATGCAATCAAATATCTTTCTCGTTTTGGAAAGAAAAATGGTAAGTCCAAGCAAGATATTCTGAAAGCAATTCATTATTGCATTCTTCTTTATCACTTTGCTGGTCTTCACAAGAACACAACTGATCAATACAACTACTGATTATTATGAAACTCTCTGACAAAACTCTCACTCTTCTCAAGAACTTCTCTTCTATTAACCAGTCTATTCTGTTTAAGGAAGGTAGTTCTCTCCGGACAATTTCTGTGATGAAGAACATTCTTGCAGAGGCAACAATCGAAGAAGAACTGCCCAAGGATTTTGGTATCTATGACCTTAATCAGTTTCTGAATGGTCTCAATCTTCACCAGAATGCAGAACTTGATTTTCAAAATGATGGTTATGTAGTTATCAAAGAAGGTCGGTCTCGCTCCAAGTATTTCTTTGCAGACCCGAATGTAATCGTTACTCCTCCTGATAAAGCAATCTCTCTTCCTTCCGAAGATGTTTGTTTTGTTCTTGACACAAAAGAACTTGATAAACTTCTTAAGGCTGCTAATGTTTATCAACTTCCTGATCTTTCTGTGGTTGGTGAAGCAGGAGTAGTAAAACTTGTGGTTCGTGATAAGAAAAATGATACGTCTAACGATTTCTCTATGGTTGTTGGAGAGACTGATGAAGTATTTACCTTTAACTTCAAGGTAGAAAATATTAAAATTCTTCCTGGAAATTATGAGGTGGTAATTTCTTCTAAACTTTTGTCACGATTTAAGAATACTGGGTTTGATGTGACCTATTATATTGCTCTGGAACCTGATAGTACTTTTGAATAATGGAATTTCTTCTTTATCTGACCCCTATTGGACGTAATATTGTCGATACTGTAATTAAAGCGGGATATCCAGTTAAAGAAAATATCGGATATTGTAGAGATAAAAACTTTTTTGGATATGGAGATTTTGATAAATTAGTCATTTGCACTAAAAATATTAAAAATGGTGGATATGATTTAAATTATTATATTAATGAAACTCTTTATCATGAAGCAACACATATTGCCCATATGTGTAATGGGTATAAACCTTTTTATATTGATTTAAAGGATATGCCTCTTCCTCCTAATAAACTTCAAGATGTCAAAAATTCAATAAAATTGTCAACCGCTTCTGTTAGGATGGAACATGAAGCATATTGGATGGAAGACAAACCAGAAAAAGTGAATTATGTACTTAAAAAGTATTGTTTTTGATTATGAACATCTTCGTAACTTCCCCTTGGCCCGCTGAAAGTGCTATTTGCCTTCCCGATAAACACGTTGTCAAGATGCCCTTGGAGTGCTGCCAAATGCTCTCCATCGTGGCATCTGAGAAATGGGGTCACGGGTATGGCAATCTTTATAAGACTGATAACACACCATATCGAACTGAGAAAGGTGCGTTTCGTAATCATCCCTGTACCAAATGGGCACTGGAAAGTATCCACAACGCTTATTGGTTGATTAAACACGGTCTGAACTTGTGTGATGAGTACACTCTGCGGTACAATAAAGTTCACGCCTGCTACAAGACCCTTGTAGATGCTTATTACCTGTTTCCCAAGGCGAAGATCACTGATGTAACTCCATTTGCTCGTGCTATGCCAGACGAGTATAAACTTGATACAAACATTGATACTTTTACTGCTTACAAGATGTATATCGCATCCAAACCTTGGGTTGCATCTAATTATCTTCGTATGCCAGAACGTAAACCTGATTGGATTTGATAATGACAAGTGAATTTCTTTTTGTGGAAAAATATCGTCCTCAAGTAATTGATGACTGTATTCTTCCCGATGATACTAAAAAAACCTTTAAGGAGTTTGTGGAGAAGGGTGAAATTCCTAACCTCCTTCTCGCTGGACCTCCTGGTATTGGTAAGACAACCATCGCAAAGGCACTTTGTAATGAACTGGGTGCTGATTTCTATGTGATTAACGGGTCCGATGAGGGACGTTTCCTGGATACTGTAAGGAACCAAGCAAAGAACTTTGCTTCTACTGTTTCTCTTACGGGATCCTCCAAGCACAAGGTCATCATTATTGATGAGGCAGACAACACGGGTAATGATGTTCAACTGCTTCTTCGTGCGAATATTGAAGCATTCTATAACAACTGCCGATTTATTTTTACCTGCAACTACAAGAACAAGATTATTGAACCTCTGCACTCTCGTTGTGCCGTAATTGATTTTACGATTAAGGGTAAGCAAAAGGCACAACTCGCAGGTTCTTTTTTCAAACGACTGCAAACAATTCTAGAACAGGAGAAGATTGAGTATGATCAAAAGGTTGTTGCTGAACTGGTATCAAAGCACTTCCCAGACTTTCGTAGAGTCCTTAACGAGTGTCAGAGGTACTCTACGGGAGGAAAAATTGACTCGGGCATTCTTGCATCTTTCTCAGACATCTCTGTAAATGAACTCATCAAGAACCTTAAGGAAAAGAACTTCACAGAAGTTCGCAAGTGGGTGGTCTCCAACCTTGACAACGATGCTCCTGTTCTACTTCGCAGGGTGTATGACGCCTGTTATGATTGCCTTTCACCCCAAACTATCCCTGCTGCCGTTCTTGTTATTGCTAAGTATCAATATCAGTGTGCGTTCGTGGCTGATCAGGAAATTAACCTCCTAGCAGCATTAACTGAAATTATGGTGGAGTGTGATTTTAAATGACTTCTCAAAAATCTCTTAAAACTTGCCTAAGGTATCCAGGTGGAAAAAGTAGAGCGGTCGCTAAGATGGATCCTTATTTTCCAGATCTTCGCAACTATGATGAGTTCCGCGAACCATTTTTGGGTGGTGGTTCTGTAGCAATTCATATTACTAAGAAGTATCCTTACTTAAATATTTGGGTGAATGATCTTTATGAACCTCTGGTAAATTTCTGGCAACAACTTCAGATGTTTGGTCCAGAACTCAAGGATCATTTGCTTCATTTTAAGAGTGCCTGTCCTGATCCTGAGTCTGCACGGGGATTATTTGACATTTCAAAAACTATTTTAGAAGATCCTATCACTGGAAGTTTCGAAAGAGCAGTTCGATTTTATATCGTAAACAAGTGTTCTTTTAGTGGTTTGACTGCAAGTTCTTCTTTTTCACCTCAAGCATCTAATAATAACTTTAGTGTTCGTGGAATTGAAAAACTTCCAGAGTATTCTAAGTTGATTGAGAAGTGGCGCATTACCAATTACTCTTATGATTATTTGATGGATGGAGAACGTAGTGCTTTTATGTACCTCGATCCTCCTTATGACATTAAGGATAATCTCTATGGGAACAAAGGATCGATGCATAAAGGATTCGATCACGATAAGTTTGCTG